GGGCATCAAAGTTTTGTAGTTTGCGCATAAAAAGTTCTGCTCGCTCCGTGTCATTTAGACCCTTCGCGATCAGACGAAGTCGCCGGGCGAGATTCCTCCTAGGTCCGACCCAGTGGTAGGTCACCTTCTCAATCGGTTTCGTATAAGACATATACTTGAGATTGAAAAGGGGCCCCCTATACTGAATTGCTCTAGGCTTAACCTCTTTGCCGTCGAAGAACACCTGCTCAGACAAATTGTCCATCTTTTCGGCCTTGATGAACATCTGAACCTTGGCATCCTTCCGCGTTATCCGCCTTCCTCGAGATAACCTCTCATGCGCCTGCCTATATAGCCTACGCTTCTTTGATGGCAGCCCAGCCATGATCCTCTCGTATGACCAAGGTCGTAGATCATGGTGGGCACCCGCTAGCGCTCGAGCTGTTCGACGAACTTGTCGCCGATACTCTACCATCGCGCTGGGGCTTGCGGGGGGTGACGCCTTCAATACCCTGCTGATTAACGAGTGGTGTTCGTTGCACAGACAAGATGCGTGGATTGATGGAATCGCCCCCCACCGCGGAACAGGTAACGGTCGCCAGTAATGGCCGCTTTTGCTGCAATCCCTCTCTTCCGTGAACCCTGTAATTCTGCAACCCTCGTCCAGCTTACGCTCCGGTGGGATGCAAGAATGTATTCGTGGAATTTTGAGAGGGCGCCATCATCGCCCATTCACCGCGCTACCGTACCAGGGGCCCAATCCCCACCATCCAGCCGTGCCAACCCTACGCAGTCGGCTCAGCTTAGACGATGGGTCCCGAAGGTCTCCGGCACAATAAACCGCTTCGGAAACAGCAGAAGAGTTGAGTTCTTTCAGGGCTGTCCGTTCGCCCCGCGACAACGTCAGCGCTCGCGCTATCGCCGGCGCTGCCAGTGGCTCAAAAGCCACATCATCCATCTCAACCTCTTTCTGCCATCTCCGGGCTTCGTACCGGAGAACCTGCAGAAGGCCCTCATCTCGCGCGCGAAGCACCGCACAAATCCTCAGCCTAGCGACCAAGTCATCGAACGGATGCTCCCCTGCAAAACGAGGACCGTCGGGCCCCCACATGTCAAATCGCTTCGCCTTCTTGAACTCTCTAACGGCGCGTGCGTTTCGCCTCGAGTCCAAGAAGGTTAGAACCCCGCCTTTCCATCCTTCCGCCACATCCAGGCCAACATTCAAGAGATCATTGCCCACCTCCGCTGCGGCAGCTTTTACACTGCCGTGCAGGATGGACCCTTCAACCTTGAAGAAGTCCCGGTGCTGTCGCGGGAAACTAACCGCAGAATTCTCAGACGGCAAGGCAGACCACGATCGGAGGGCCTCAACAGCCCACACTCCACGCGATCCACCCATGGCCTGAGCCTCCCTTGGCCGGTCTCTC